CAAAGATGGCACTGAAGTAGAAATGCCAAATGAAGGTTTAAAAGCTTTAAAAAAAGTAGCACCTGAAGTTGTTGAACGTATGGGCTATGAAGAAGGCGGTGTAGCTATTATGATTGCACCAAAAAAAGAAATGAAAAAAGATTCAATGCCTGAAGAACAAGAAGAAGACATGCTTCCAGATGATGAAATGGAAGATGAATATTTAGATTTTATATTAGACGAAGCATTAGATAATGAAGAAGAAGATTTTCTAATGGATGCGTTACAAGGCAACGACAGACTATCAATGATATTTGATAAAGTTATTGACATTGCACAAGAATTTGCTGGGTCTGGTCCTGTTGAAGGTCCGGGTTCAGGAGTCTCTGACAGTATACCTGCAAGGTTATCTGATGGAGAATTTGTCTTTACTGCAAAAGCTGTAGAAGAAATCGGAAGCGACAACTTAATGTCAATGATGAAAGATGCTGAAGCTAGAGCAGATGAAAGACAAGAAATGCAAGAAGGCGGAGACGTGGAAGAAGAAACAGTAACTATGCAACCTGATGAACAACCTGTTGTACAGGAAATCAGAGTTGTTAAAGAAACTGTTGATTCACCAAGCAGGATGATAGCAGATGAAGATGAAATATCAAAAGGTATTAAATCTAAAATGATGCTTGACCCCATGCAACGTCACGTTAGAAGCTAACTAACCGATAAAGCTACCCTAAGAGATTAGGCACTTTATCATACATTAACTTTTGAAAGGCTACCTTTACAAGACAAGCCCTGCAGTGCACAAGCAGCTACCTTGTTAAACGAAGCCCTGAGTAGGAGGAGAATATGACTACACAAGTCAACGAGGAACAAGCCAATCCTTATAATATGAAAAAATCTTGGCATAAAGGGGATGATAAACCTTTTGTATCATCAAACGAGTTATACTTTGAAGACCCAGCAGAGAAAAACAAATTGTTTAAATCTAGCGATGTCAACGAAGCAGAACAAGAAGATAACGTACAAGTAGAAAACTTGGAAGCTGTTAAGGATACTCCTTATAAGAAACCAGACTACAAAAAACGTTATGATGATTTAAAACGTCATTATGACTCTAAACTAAATGAATTTAAGTCTAGAGAACAAGAGCTACTAGAAGAAGCTGCTAATAACAGACAAACCTACAAAGCTCCTAAATCTGTAGAAGAACTTGAAAAGTTTAGAGAAGAGTATCCTGATGTTTATGAAGTTGTAGAAACTGTTTCTCATTTACAATCTAAGGAGCAATCTAAAGATTTACAAGAGAAAATTGACAGACTACAACAACGTGAACAGGAATTAATGCGTAAAGATGCTGAAAAGCGATTGATGAATAAGCATCCTGATTTTGAAGATATTCGCAATAGTGAAGATTTTCATAGTTGGGCAAAAGAACAGCCTAAGTCTATTCAAGATTGGATATACAACAACGCTGAAGATGCTGATCTAGCTTCAAGAGCTTTAGATTTATTTAAAAAAGATTTTGGCATAGACGTTCCTAAAAAGACGAAGTCAAATTCTAAACAGACCAAAAAATCTGCTGCTGATATGGTCTCGACCAAAACAACAACGGTTGATCCCAAGCAAGATAGAATATGGTCTGAAACGGAGATTGCTGCTATGAGCATGGATGAGTTTGATAGGCATGAAGCCGAAATAAGCGAAGCTATGCAACAAGGCAGAATCGTAAAGTAACTATTAACTTATAAAGGAGTACAATCATGGCTCAATTTTTTGAACCGAGCACTGATACTGATGCTAACTTTGCAAACTCTGTAAGTGGACAAACTAATAGTTTCTTCCTACCTAAGATATATTCCAAGAAGGTTTTAAACTTTTTTAGGAAAGCATCTGTAGTGGAAGCTATTACTAACACCGACTATGCCGGTGAAATATCTGCTTTTGGAGACTCAGTTAGAATTATTAAAGAACCTGTAATCTCAGTTTCTGATTACACAAGAGGTTCTGATACTACTTCCACAAAGTTAACCGACCAAGAAATTTCACTTGTTGTCGATAGTGCAAAAGCTTTCAAATTCATCGTTGATGATATTGAAACAAATATGTCTCATGTAAACTTCAAAGAAGTTGCAACCTCATCTGCTGCTTATGCGTTGAGAGATTCATATGATGCTGCTGTTATCGCTTCAATGTTTAGTGGAGTTTCAACTTCAAGCCCTGACCATGTCTTGGGTGCAGATGCTTCGGCAGCTACACAAACAATGGCACAACATCAAGGTGGTTCTAATGGTATCGACCTAACAGGTTCTGATGGTACTGGAACAGACCCACTAGATGTAATGTCATTCATGGCTAAATTACTTGATGAGCAAAGCGTACCAGAAGAAGGTAGGTGGTTTGTAGCCCCTCCTTCATTCTACAACGAACTTGCACAGTCTGGTTCTAAGTTATTGTCTGTAGACTTTAACGCAGGTCAAGGGTCAATAAGAAACGGGTTGGTTTCTAGTGGAAAACTTCGTGGTTTTGATATGTATAAGTCTAATAACGTTGCTGCTACATCTACTTGTAGTGGTAAAGTATTGGCTGGGCACATTTCATCTACTGCAACTGCTCAAACTATCATCTCAACTGAGGTCCTAAGAGACCCTAGTTCTTTCGGTGATATCGTTAGAGGATTGCACGTATATGGTGCTAAAGTATTAAGACCTGAAGCATTAGTTTCAGCTTTTTATTCTATTGATTAATTTCAATACGGGGGAGTCTTCGGACTCCTCCACTTTTTTAGGACAACTATGAAACATAACGAACAACAACAAACAGGTAATCCCAAGCCTAGTGGCAACCTTGCATATTATAATTCTATTGAAGAGAAAGAAAAAGTATGTAAAGAAATGGTAGGTTACAACACAATGAATTTTAAATACGAACAAGAAAAGGGGAAAAAATAATGGCAGGACATAAACCAAGCGAAAAGAAAAAAATGATGGGTGGCGGAAAAATGTACAGAATGCAAAAAATGTACGGAGGAATGACACCTAAAAAGAAAAAAATGATGGGTGGTAGAATCCAAAAAGCTATGGGTGGTGCTATGGAAGTAGCCAAGCCTAACTAAACATGAAGGTTTCAGCACCAAAAGGCTATCACTGGATGAAGTCTGGTAAGTCTTTTAAATTAATGAAAGACCCAAGTGGAGGTTACAAACCCCATAAAGGTGCAAGTAAAACTGCAAACTTTGCAATTCAAAAGGTTCATAAAAAATAATGGCAACAACATACCTAGATTTAACTAATGAAGTATTAAGAGAACTCAATGAGATTCCTTTAACTTCTGCAAACTTTTCAAGTGCTGTAGGACTTCAGCAGTTTGTCAAGGATGCTGTCAACAAATCTATATTTGATATAGCAAACGAAGAACCACAGTTACCCTTTTTTACAGTAGGTCAAAGTGGGGAAACTGACCCTTTCTATGGAAACGTAACCGTAGCTACAGTAGCTGGTACTAGATGGTACGAACTTAAAGCTAGTAGCTCAAGTGTTAAAGATGATTTTGCATCAATAGATTGGGATGATTTTTATTTAACTACTATTAATGTTTCTGGAGAATCAGCTCCTTTTGTTTCAAGAGGATTAAAGTTTTTAAACTTAGCTGATTGGAGAAGATATTATAGAGATAGTGAAAATGAAGATGATGCAAATACACAGGCTTATGGTGAGCCTAAGTTTGTAATTAAATCACCAGACGGCAGGAAGTTTGGCTTAAGTCCAATCCCTGATAAAGTGTACAATGTACATTTTTATGCATTTGAAAAACCTACAAAACTTTCAGCTCATGGAGATACAGTTGTATTTCCTGAACAATACACGAATGTCATAACTGCTAGAACAAGATATTATGTTTGGCAATTTAAAGAATCTCCACAACAAGCAGCTTTTGCTATGGATGATTATAAAAAAGCACTAAGAATGATGAAATCTAATTTGATTAATCCTACTCCTCGTGCAATGACAGACGATAGAAGATACTTTTAATTTATGGCAACATCACAACCTTACACAGTTGCATGTGCTGGTGGTTTAGTAACAGCATCAAATCAGATTGATTTACTTAAAACTCCCGGTGTAGCTACAGAACTTAGAAACTTTGAAGTCTCTATTAAGGGTGGCTATAGACGTATTAATGGTTTTAGTAGACTAGGAGCTGGTAGTGCTGCACAAGTAAGTGGAAGCACAGATACTATTCATGGTGTCATACCTTACGCTGATGGTGTTATAGCTTGTGCATCGACAGGAATATTTTTTAGTCAAGATGGTACAAGCTGGTTAAATATAAGTAGAAGTTCAGTAGATGCTAGTGGAGATTAATTATATGTGATGGAGCTAACAAACCTTACTTTTTTAGAATGGAAGGTACAGGTGCTAACATCAATACAAGAACATTCTTTAGTGGTGAAATAACTGTAACAAGTACTAAGTTTGCAACACACTCTGAAATACATGATAAACATTTAGTTGTTGCAGGTGTTGAAGATAATCTTAGTACAGTTTTTTATAGTAAAACATTAGACCCTACAGATTTTAGTGGTACTGGGTCAGGTTCAATAACTTTATCAGACCAGATAGTAGGAATTAAAAGCTTCCGTCAGGAACTTTTTATATTTTGTAAAAACAGTATATTTAAGTTACAAGATATAAACGGTACACCGGTGGTAGTTCCAGTGGCAAAGAACATTGGTTGTCTATCAGGTTATAGTATTCAAGAAATAGGTGGTGACCTTATATTTTTAGCACCCGATGGACTAAGAACGGTTGCTGGTACTGCAAGGATTGGAGACGTTGAGTTAGGTACAGTTAGTAAAGCTATACAACCACTACTCACACAATTAGCAGAAAACATTGATAAGTTTATAATTTCAAGTGCTGTACTTAGAGAAAAGTCTCAGTATAGATTATTTTATACAGATACTACAGTTATCAACGCACAACAAAAAGGAATTATAGGAACATTAAGACCAAATGGATTTGAATGGTCAGAAACAAGAGGAATAGAAGTAACAAGCATAGGAGCTGGATTTAATCAAAATGGTGTGGAAGAATATTATCATGGGGATACTGATGGTTACGTTCTTATACACGATTCAGGTAACGATTTTAATGGGTCTAACATACTTGCTAGATATGCCACTCCAGACTATGACTACGGAGACTTAGGAACTTTAAAAACTTTACACTATGTTAGAGTTTCAGTTTCAGCAGAAGGAACTGTAACTCCAGCACTACAAATTAAATATGACTTTAACAGTCAAGATATTCCTCAACCAACAGGAGACTTTTCTTTTGGAACAATTAATGCACCTGCAATTTTTGGAGATGCAGTTTTTAACACAACCGTATTTGGTGGAACATCAGCACCTATGGTAAGAATCCCAGTACAAGGAAGTGGAACAAGTAATAACTTTATTATTGTTACAGAAGATACAAAAGCACCATACAAAATAAATGGTTTATATATAGATTTTATACCTTCAGGTAGGAGATAAACAAATGGCAGGGTA